TACTCTCTAATGTATGTTTAGGTCTCCACATTAACTTATGTCTTGCCTTTGTATTATCACCAACAAGTAAATCTACTTCTGCTGGTCTAAAAAATTTAGGATTTGTTTTAATTATATGTTTTCTAGTATGTTTATCTATTACTTCATGGCCAGTAAACTCATAAGCAATATTTAATTCATCTAAACATCTTGTTATAAAATCTTTTATTTGAATTGTCTTACCTGTTGATATAACAAAATCTTCTGGCTCATCTTGTTGTAGCATTAACCACATCGCTTCAACATAATCTTCAGCGTGACCCCAATCTCTATATGATTCTATATTACCAAGTTCTAATACTTTACCTGTTCGTGTATATTCTACTAAACCTTTTGTAATTTTTCTAGTGACAAATTCTTCACCTCTCATTGGACTTTCGTGGTTAAATAAAATACCACTACAAGCAAAGAGACCATAACTCTCTCTATAATTTTGTGTTAAGTAATGTGAATATGCTTTAGCAACTCCATATGGACTACGAGGGTGAAATGGTGTTGTTTCTTTTTGTGGTGTTTCAATTACTTTACCAAACATCTCTGATGTTGAAGCTTGATAGAATTTTATTTTAGGAAACTTATTTCTTATTACTTCTAATATGTTTAGTACACCTAAAGAGTTTGTTATTGTTGTCACTTGTGGTTGTTCAAATGATAAACCTACAAATGATTGTGCTGCCAGATTATAAAATTCATCTGGTTGTACTTTTTCAATAACTTTCTCTATATTATATGGCTCGCCTAAATCTATGTCAACAAACTCTATCTTGTCTGTTATACCTAGTTCATCTAAACGCCAATATCTCTTACCTGTATTACGCCTCTGAGCGCCGTATACCTTGTATCCTTTATCAAGTAGTAGTTTCGCTAGATAACCACCGTCTTGTCCTGTCACTCCTGTTATAATCGCCTTTTTCATTTGATCCTTGTTATATCACCTAGTTTATCTAAACTACTTATATTAGTTTCAAAAACACAATCAACTAAATCATATCCATATACTCTAGCATATAATAGTCTTTTGTTTCCAAACTTAATTAAATTGCCATTTACTATCAATGGCCATACCATACCATCTTTCTCAATTCTTTCTACAAGCTTTTCATAACCTGGAGCATCTATGGCACAATGTCCATATGATAGGTCATTTACATTAACCGATTGTGTAGTATAACCTTTAATTGTTTTATTTGCTTTCAGAATTTTCATAACCAACTTTTGCTATATAATAACTATCTACAATATCTGTCACAGGATTATTCAACTTACCCATATCAAACATTTTCAATAAGTCTTGTTTTGTATGTTCTTTAAAACTATCATACATTAATTGTTTATCTGCGTTTCCTTTACCTGACGCATGTTTCTTAACAACACTTGGCACAATTGTATCATACAATATAGAGGGTGACATCTGTAATCTATATTTAAGTATACCGCAGTTCTCAGCAATTTGAAATACTGCTTGACCTTTAGAGCCAAACGAGTAGCCTTCAATAAAAACTTTTGCTGTATCTTCTTTGTGTTTGTGAATAATATCCAGAGCCCAAGTGGAAATGTTTGTAAATCTTTCAATAGGAGTTTTGTAATCTTTAATTTCATAACCAAATATATTTTTACCAAATTTACCAATGTGTTTCTTTTTACTTGTTAGAAAGTGAAAAGTACACTTATTAAAACCAAAGTCTTTATCTGCTATACAAATAGCAGGACTATTCAAACTATAATCAATTCCAATTATCGTCTTCGGATTCGTTTGTCCAGATTGGTTGTAGTTCATCATCTTCCGTCACTTCCTCTACTTCGTGTCCACAGAATGGACAAGTCAATGGCTCAAGGTCTTGTACCTCAATGTCCCATTGTATAGAGTATTTAGTTTCGCAGCTAGAACAGGTTTTTTGTCTTGTTTCAATCATTATAGTTTAAATTTTTTAAACTGGTCTTTCTTCACATCTTGTTTGATACCACCAATAACATAACTTTCTATTTCCGTTTCTTGTGGTGCGTTTTGTGTACTTCTACTGTTTAACCAATGATCTGTCCATGGTAATGGATTAGTCTTTTGGTCGTAAACAGGTTTTAAACCTATTGCTTTCATTCTTCTATTAGCAGTGTATTCTACGAATTGATGTAATAATTTTTCTGATAGACCTATCATAGAGCCTTGAGAAAATAGATATGTTGCCCATCTTTTTTCTTCACCAACAGCGTCATCATACATTGCATAGACTTCTTTTTCAGTATCTTTAATCACTTTATCCATAATCTTATCTCTTTCAATATCTCTATAATTGTTTATAATTCTTTGAGATACTGCTAGATGTTGACTTTCATCTCTTGCGATAAATGAAATAATCTTTGCTGATCCTTCTAATAATTTAAGTTCACCAAAAGCAAAACTACAAGCAAACGATACATAAAATCTTAAACCTTCTAATATGTTTACTGTAATCAAAGCTTTCCATAATTTTTTCTTTAACTCGTATTCATCAACTTTAGATTTATCTAAATGCCATTTGTGGCCAATACCAATTAAATCATCATAACATTGAGTCACCGATTGTGCTCTTTTTTCTATCTTCTCGTCTTTAATGATTGTATCAAATACATCACTAGGATTTGAATATAAATTTTTTATAATGTATGTATAACTTCTACTATGGATTGTTTCCATAAAATCCCAAGTGACAATACAACCTTCTAATTCTGGTAGTGAACAGAAAGGTAAGAATGCTAAACAAGGACCACGACCTTGAACACTATCTAACATAGTTTGATATTTTAGATTAGATGTAAAAATACTTTTTTGTTCTGGTCTTAATTCTGCGTAATCGTTTCTATCTTTTTGTAAAGATACTTCTTCAGGTCTCCAAAAATAACCAAGTTGTTGTTGAGTTAACTTATCAAATATAGGATACTTCATTGTATCATATCTTTGAACAGCCAAATCCTCACCAAAGAACATTGGTTGTTTTAAAAAACTGACATCTTTACTCTTGTTAAAAACTGATCTGCTCATTTCTATTCTTTCTTATCCTTTTCTATTCCGTAAAAAAATTCATCATCATCACCAAAAGTTATCTTCTGTTTGTCTTCAACAGAATACTCTATTGATGATACTTTAAAGTCAGGAAACTTTAATTGTTTCGGACTATATGATTTATCATATATCAACATACGATTATTTGGCTGTGCCGCAAAATAACCATTATCTAATTTTAATATATTAAATGACTTGTGCTGTGTCGGTAGTTCACTAAAAGTAGTATTTAGTATATTGCTATCCGCATGGCAACTATCAATCGTAAACATATAAGTTCCTTCTAACCACTTCTTACTTGGTGTATAATACTTTGCTCTTTGTCCTTTTAAAAATCTTTTCTCTAATACTGATATGTGATAACTAAAACAATCCCATAACTCTAGTTCTTCTAAAGGTAATTCACCTTCATAGTCTTTCTTCCATACAAAAGCTGATAATGGAAGTTTATCATACACTGCGCCATACTCTGGTAGATAAGTTTCAAAGTATAATGCTCTACCTTGTATTGACTTTACTGCTATCCATAGACCTTCAACTAATTCACCATGACCCTTTTCTAAATCATAAAGATATTCTTTTTTAACATACAACTCAATTGGTGGTAAGTTAGCTTGTAAAAACATTATATTGTACACGAGTCACAATTCTCGTCCTCTTGTTTTTGGTCCTCCTCTGGTACATTATCTACAAAACCTATTGAGTGTGCTGGCTCATCTATATCTTTCTTTGCGTCATATGTATTTTGATAGTAAGAAGTTTTCCAACCCAACCTATATGTTGATAATAAGTCTTGTGCCATTTGAGATATTGGTACTTGGTTATCTTCAAAGTGCTCTGGATTGTATGACCAATTACCACTAATTGCTTGGTCAAAATACTTCTGCATTACTGCAACGATATTTATATATCCTTCATTCCCTTTCATGTCCCATAATAGAGTATATGAATTCTTTAAAGTCTTGTAGTCAGGTACAACTTGTTTTAGAGTACCTTTCTTAGACTTCTTAATAGACAAATAATCTCTCGGTGGTTCACGGCCCTTTATTACGTTAGATACAACAGATGAAGACTCACTTGGCATTTGTGCCGATAATGTTGAGTGTCTTAATCCGTGTTCTTGTATTTCTTTTCTTAACCACTCCCAATCATAAGTATATTTTCTACTTACA